CGACGAGGCGATCAACATCGTCCCTTGGCGCGTGGGCGGCGACAACGAGATGGACGACAAGCTGGCCGACGATATGCGGTTCCTGCTGCGCTTCCAGATGGAGTACGGAAAGTACCGCCGGACGATGCAGAAGGGGCTCAGGTCCATCGCCATCACCGGAAACTGCCCGTGGTGGGTGGACTGGAAGGTCAAGCGCGGCGTCAACTACCAGGCGTTCTCGCAGGCGATGGATCAGTGGATGGTCGAGGCCGTCGAGTACAAGCAGGAACACGACGCGATCATGCAGGATTGGCAGGGCATGGTCATTCAGTCGTCGGTGGCCGGTTCGCAGCCGCCGCCCATGCCCGAGTTCACGCCGCCGCCGGAGCCGCCGAAGGACACGGACATCATCTATCAGGGACCGATCCTGCGCGTCGGGTCGATCTTCCACTACGTCCAAGAGACGTACCCGAGGACCGAAGAAGATGCCATCCGCATCATGCGCTCGTTCGTGACGAAGGAGTACCTGAAGTCGATGTCGAAGCCCGACGACACGGGCTACGTCATGTTCGAAAACGTGGATAAGGTCCACAACGTCACGAGCGAGGACAAGGCCAAGGACAACGACGCCGACGCGCTGGTCAAGATGGCGCTCGGGTTGCAGATGCCCGTCGGCCCCGACAAGGTGGACCTGAAATCGCAGCACGGGACGTTCGAGATCCCGAGCGGGCCGGACGCCGGGATCTACGAGAACTACGTCGTGGTCGTGGCGAACGACCTGACGGTCATCCGCTGCGAGCCGTCCCCGATGTTCAGCGGCCGGCCGCTGGTGAACAACGCCCGTCTGACCGTGGTCGAGGGCGCCGTCTACGGCATCGGGATTCTGGAGAAGGCGCTGGACGAGCAGGACACCGCGAATGCCCTGCACAACCAGAACATCGACGCCACCAACTCGATCATCCAGCCGGAGTGCGAAGTCGTTCAGGACTGGCTGGTCGATGGCATCATGAAGCCGAGCGGCCCCGGCGTGCGGCACTACGTCACGCAGCAGGGCTCGATCACGCCGATCCAGAAGAACTTCCAGGGTCTGCCTATCGGCTTCGCGGCCGAGGAGGCGGCTATCGCGCGTCACGAGAGGATCACCGGAGCGGTCAACACGGCCGGTGGAGTCAAGGAATCTGCAACCAGAACCGCCCGTAATTCCAACGTCATTGCGACGAAACTGGGCGGGGCCGTTGAGGCCGTGGAGGAGGATCTGTTCGAGGAGGCTCTGAACACCGCGATGGAGATGAATATGCAGTACGTCACGGAGGACGTGGTGGCTGCGCTCACGCAGGACGGCAAGAGCGTCGTGCGGAAAATCTCCCCGGTGGACATCAGGCGCGGGTGGACGGTCCGGGTCGCCGGGTCGAAGCACATGGCCGAGAAGCAGGAGCGCACGCAGAACCTGATGATGGCCACGCAGATGTCGGCCCAGTTTGAGGCCGGCGGACAGCCATCGCCCATCCGCAAGGAGAAGCTGGCCCAACGGCTGTTCAAGGAGATCCTGGGCGAGTCGGGCGACCTGGTGATGGACACCGAGGAGTACAAAGCCCTGATGGTGGAGTTCCAGGCAGCGCAGGCGGCGGCGCAGATGGCCGCGCAGACGGGAGCGATGGGCGATGCAGCAGGACCAGGAGCAGGAACGGAACAGCCGGGAGCGGGTGCGCCAAGCGGCCCTCCGCAGGGCTCATAGCGACGGAGCCCTTGACGGGCTGATCGAGTTTATTGAATCGCAGGTCAGCCGGCACGAGTTGCCGATTGAGCCTACGGGAGCGGAATGGCCCTACAAGCGGGCCTTCCAGGATGGGCAGTTGAACCAGGCGGTCGCCATCCACAGATGGCTCGCCGCCAGAATCAAGAAGTCGCCCGACGGGGCGGAAAACACGGAGGGTTAGTGATGGGACTCAACGACGACCTGAGAGAACTCGGTGAGTTGGCCGAAATGGTCAACGACGATGGCGCTCCGCTGCCGGAGTTTCAGGCCACCTTCGCCACGCAGCCGGTCGCGGTTGTGGGCGAGGAGCCCGCTCCGGCGCCTGTGGAGGCCCCTGCGCCTTCCGGCGGGGATGAACCGGCAGAACTCGACCTCGACGCCCTGCTCGGCCTCAGCAAGCCTGTGGCCGCTCCTGAGCCCGAGAGGGGCAGCGGGACTCCCGCCCCCGAGACGAGTGAGCCGCCCGCGGGCAGCGCCGATGCACGGATCAAGGAACTGACCGACCGTCTCCGCAAGTCGGAGGAGGAGCGCGAGGCGCTGTTCCGGCGGGCTCTGGGCGACCAGACGGCCCCGGATCAGCCGCCGACCGACGCCCCCGTACTCGACGAGGCGACGAGGGAGTTCCTGAAGCCCTACATCCAAGCCGAGGTGGACAAGGTTGTCGCGGAGAAGGTCGCGCCGATGGAGCAGGAGCTTGCTCCGATGCGCCAGCAGCAGCAGGACGCCGCGCTCGCACAGGCGCTGTCCAAGACGGTCGCTCCGGGGTTCACCCCGGAACACGTCAAGGTGCTGCACGATGCCTACAACGCCACCACTGACGAGGACATGAAGGCCATCTATGGCAATGGTCTGGCGGGGGCCACAGCGCTCGCCCAAAGCCTGATCAACCGCGGTGTGTTGGATCTGGCCGGAAGCAAACCGAAGCCGAGGGTCAATCCCCTCGTGGCGCGTCACAACTCTCCGTCCGGCGGTCCTGCCGGCGGGATGGATGACGGCCGCGACGAGGACGCCAGGGTTCGGGCAATTCTCAATGCCGACAACGATGCGTGGCTCGCCGCGCTTCGCAGGCAAGGCATAGACTAGCAACAGCGGAGGAAGATCATGGGTTACAACACTCTGACTGGGCTCCGGGCCTCGAGCGAAGCGGCTGCTTCTTCGTTCTGGGACGGAACCGCGGGCGCTCTGGACACCAACGGTATGCCGCGGGCTACGCGCGCTTACTACATGAAAACGTTCCTGGCCGTGGCCGAGGGCAAGCGCCTGCACGCCAACTGGGGCCAGCAGACCACGCTGCCGCAGGGCAACGGCAACACCGTCATGTGGCGGCGTTACCTGAAGCTCACGGCCGCGACCACGCCGCTGACCGAGGGCGTGACCCCGACCGGCAGCAACCTGGCCTATGAGCAGGTTCTGGGCACGGTCAAGCAGTACGGTGACTGGGTGGGCATCACGGACATCGTGACCTACCTGCACCCGGACAACACGCTGGCCCAGGTGACGAAGGCTCTGGCTCGCCAGGCCGCCGACACCGAGGAAGTCATCGTCCGCGACATCATCAACGCCGGAACTTCGTTCATGCGTTGCTCTGTCGATGGCACCGGGACGATGGCGATTGTCCTGACCGCGCGGTCGAACACGGCGGCCAGCCTGCACAAGCGGGCGCTGGACACGGCGATCACGATGCTCGAGGGCGCCGACGCCGAGTACATCCACGGCCAGATGAACGCCTCGGTGAAGGTTGGCACGAGCCCGCTGGCGCCGTCGTACATCTGCATCATCCACCCGCACGTCGCGCACGACCTCCAGAGCGTCAACATCGCTGCTGGTACGGGCGCCCCGAGCGGCATGAACACGGGCGACTTCATCCCCCGCCAGAAGTACGCCTCCGGCGCCGTGGCCTACCCGACGGAGATCGGCACCTACCGGAACGTCCGGTTCGTGACCTCGACCTTCGCGAAGGTCTGGGCCGATCAGGGTGCGGCGGCGACGAGCGGCCCGACGGCTGCGTCGGTGTTCCGGGCCACCACGGCCACGGACACGGCGGCCGACGTGTACTCCAGCCTGCTGATCGCCAAGGACGCCTACGGCGTCATCAAGCTGGCCGGCTCCAGCGGGACGTACTACGACGCCCCCGGTGGTCAGGGCGATCCCCTGCATCAGCGTTCCACGGCGGCGTGGAAGCGGATGATGGGCGCCGCGATCCTGAACGACGACAACATGGTCCGCCTCGAGTCGCTGGCTCGCTGGTAGACCACAACCCTGACTGAGAGGTGCGAACATGGCAGTCGGAGACATCACCTACAACGGTGGCGGAATGGAGAACGTGAAGGCCGTCGCCACCGGCAAACTGATCGTGGACGCGGACGCCGCGGCCAAGATCTACTGCGGGTTCCAGCCTTCGCGGGTGGAACTCATCCTGGCGGACGCGGGCGGCACCGCCGACGCCGTGCTGATCTTCCACGCCAGCATGGCGGCCGGCACGCATCTGCGCGTCGGCAACGACGGGGAACTGACGTTCCCGACCTCCCTCGGCGTTACGATGCTGTCGGACAGCGGCGGCGAGGGGTTCACGATCCCGGCGAGCCAGACCGGGGCCGCGGACTCGGACGTGATCTACTGGACGGCGTGGCGCTAGGCCACCACGGACGGGGGCGGCTTCGGCCGCCCCCAACAACTCTCGCCTGACGAGGCGAAAAACACGGAAGGACGACCGACATGGGACGCGACTTTGCACTGAAGCCCGAGGACCGTGACAAGGTTATTGCGGCGGCCGACAGCGCCGAGGAACAGATCATCGCTCAGGAGCGCATCCGTATCGCCAGCGAGCGGCTGGCCGAACAGGACGGCGACAACGTGGACCGCGGGAACCGAGAGAACTTCCGCATCAAGGCCGGGTCGCCCCTGCCCGAGAAGTTCATCAACCCGCCCTGCGGCGAGGACGGCCACCTCTGCGTGGATCAGGGCGGAGTGTACCGGCCCGACTGGTCGCAGTTGATGCTGTTCCGGCTGCACGAGGGTCAGGCCGACCCGCAGACGTTCCCCCTGGGCTCGCGCTGGCGGGTGCCGCTGGAGAAGTGGGTGGACGTGCCGCCCGAGGTGATGGTGTCGCTGGGCGATGCCGTCGAGACGCATCACCGAATGGACTTCATGCCGGGCGACATCCTGCTCGGCAAGCCGGCCGTTCATTCCGAGACGAAGCGTCGGCGCTTTCAGTACGACACGAAGCGCAGCGCGTAGGAGAACGACATGAAGAAGATCCTGCCGTACCTGATGCTGCTGATGCTCGTGGCTGTCCCGGCTCGGGCGGCCACGACGTATCGGTACAGCGACAGCGTGACCACGGTGCGCGGTGACGCTGTGGGTGGCGCGTCCGTCACGGTCTACAACGCCAACACGACGACCAAGGCGACCCTGTACTCGTCGAGCGCGACCGGCACCAAGGCCAACCCTGCGACCACGGACGGATACGGCAGGTTCTCCTTCTATCTGCTCCCCGGCACCTACGACTTCGTTGTCAGCGGGACGAACGTCACGTCGTACACCATCGAGGACGTGCGGGTATTCTCGGACACCGGGTACACCTACAACGTGATGGACTACGGAGTAACCGGGGCTGGCGCGGCCAATGACAGTACGGGCATAAATGCGGCGATTGATGCAGCCGAGGCGTCGGTCTACGGCGGGCGCGTATATTTCCCGCCCGGCATCTACCTCGCGTCTGGAATCAAGGTTCGCGGGAACGACATCTGCATCGACATCGACAAGGGCGCAACCATCGTTTCTGCGTCAACGAACCGCGCTGCATTTCTGGTGGACGACTCTGAAGGGTTCTCGATGACCGGCGGCGGCACCATCTCTGGCCCGGTGACGCTCACATCTTCGTGCAACGCCGTCCTGGTGGATTCGTGCTACGGGGCCAGGTTCGATGACATCAATATCGTTGGGTTCCGCAACGGAATCCGGGCCACCAGCGCCACCACGCACACCGCCTACTCGGGCCTGTCGTTCGTCAGTACGGCATTCTGCGCCCTGTGGCCCCACAGCGGAGACATCGTGACGGGGTGCCGCTTCGAGGACATCGGGACTCTCAGCACGCACCACGGCATCTACATGGACGAGGAAACCAGCGATGTCGTCCTGTCTGGGAACTACTACAAGAACATCACCGGGGCTGGCGTGCAGATTTACAGCCCGTCGGCGGGATTCTCGGACATCTCCTGCACCGGAGAGGTCTTTGATCGGTGCGGGGTCGGCTACATCATCGCCGGAACGCCTGCGGTCAGGATCAACATCTCCGGGGCGGTGATCGACAGTTGCCGCAATCTGGCGGCGAACGAGACGCAGACTGGCGTTGGCATCAACATCACGGGTACGGCCAAAAACCTGAACATCAGCGCCACTATCTCGTACCCAGACAGCCTGCTGCTGAACACGAACACGTCGCTGTCCGACAGCAAGTTCAACATCGCTGGCGTTGGGGCCGTAGTGGATGGCATCAGGATGTACGGCAGCGACTGCATCGGCACGTTCTCGGTGGACGACTGCGGGGCCATAGGGTTCTACCTTGGATCGTCAAGCAGCCGCAACAACTTCACGATTAAGACGCGCGGCAACGCCAGCAACGGGATCTACGTCTCAGGTGCCGACAGGAATATGTTGAGCGTCATCACGTCACTCAACAACATCGGCATCGGCCTTACGTCTGGCGCCGACTCAAACGTCGTTTCTGGGATGTCTGGAGCCAACACCGGCAACGAGCTTGACAACGCCGGAACCGGCAACACGACCTCTGGCCTTGTCACCTGGTAGTAGGAGGCTGAGATGGTAGTCGTCGGAACATCAGGCATCGCCCGCACCTTCGTGCAGGCCGTGGATCGCGTCATCCGCGACATCGGGGAGTCGGGTGTCGAAACCCTGACCACGCCGTCGAACCGCGTTTCCACGGCCATGCGGGCCGTCGAGGACGCCCGCGACGAGGTGTACTACAAGACGATGTGGAAGTTCAGGCGCGGCCTGTTCAACATCGACCTCGCGGCCTCGACGATGTGGTACGAGTTGCCGAGCGACTTTCACAAGCTGGCGACGTTCATCTCGCGCAACACCGTCGATGACAAGATCTGGTTCAAGACCTACGACGACATCATGCTGGAGTACCCGAACCTGCG